CAATTAAGCTTGATTTCTATGCAATTAAATATCAAACCAAATTCTTCAAGCAAGGATTCGGGGGAACAACATACGCAAAACTTGATTCGAAAGAAGCGGTGACCCCAACCGAATTTGAAAGATTGAAAAGTGAACTTCAAATTGATATGGCGGGAATTGATAATTCCCACAAAATTTCTTTGCTTGAAAATACGGAATTAAGAAGTACTGGTGTAAATCCCAAAGATGCTTTGTTGGCGGAGCAAAAGATTATGAACCGCAATGAAGTTCTTTCTTCGTTTGGCGTTCCATTGATTGCGGTGATGTTGACCGATGAAAAAAGTTCCACATATAACAACACAACCGAACAAATGAAAGGATGGTGGGGAGTCACCTTGACCCCGAAGAAAGTCAAGATTGAAAATATAATGAACAAAAAATTGTTTCACCCGATGGGCGTTCATTTCGAATTTGATGCTTCGGGCGTGAAGGCAATGCAAGCCGATGCAAAACTTCAAAGCGAAGTTGCAAGAAATTATGTTTCGGGCGGGATTATGACCCCGAACGAAGCAAGGCAAAAATATTTAAATCTTCCCGAAATTGAAGGGGGTGAAGTTCTTCAATCAAGCGTGGGCGGGGGCTTCGGGATGAATACGGAACTTTTAAAAGCAATAAATTCGAAAAAAAAAAATATCAAACGATATAGTTTATAATAAACGTGAAGATATAGTTTTCAAAAGATTAAAAAAGCTCTTTGATAGTTTCTATAATAGGATATTAAACAACATCGGGTTCAAGGATACCGAAATAATTGTAAAGAAAGCGGTTGCGGGTTCGGCGGTTGGGTTATTGAATCCCGAAATTGCAATTGCAAACCTTGATGATATTTCACTTCAAATGGTTCGGATATTGAACGAAACCGATTCCGAAACATTAATGGATTTTATGAGTTCTAACTATTCCCGCATCACGGGGATTCCAACGCCCGAAGGGGTTATTGCAAACGGAACAAATGCGGTTCGGGAATTCACAAAGGTTTGGGCAAAGAATTCAACCGATGAAATAATGAACACGATGCGGGGCAAGGTTGCGGGGGCAATCGAAAAAGGTTTATCCGAAGAACTTGGAGTGAATAAAATCACGAATAACTTGCGGGAAATCTTCAAAGGAAAGAACGGTGATTATTCCCACGCCCGCACAATTGCACGAACGGAAACCAAACGGGCAAGCAATGCGGGGAAGTTCGAAGCTTATAAACAAATCCCCGAAGTCAATAAAATTTGGGTTGCGGGGGGTTCGGGCTTTGGGCGTGAAGATAGAACCTGGCACACCAATCTTAATGGAAAGATTTTGAAGATGAATGAACAATTCGAAATCATTCCCGATGAAAATGCGGGGAATCTTGGGGTTGAATATTGTTTATATCCGCACGATACAAGTTTAAGTGCGGGCAATGTTGTCAATTGTATCTGTGATATTCAAGAAACTTTTGAAGAACCAAATTGAAGGGAATAAAATATGAATGTTAAATTGCGAAATGATTGGTGTGAAGCGGTTGTTGATTATTCGAAAGAAAAATCATTATCAAACATCAAGAAGGCGGAAGCAGTTTTAAAATCAATTAGAGAATCAAAGATTGATTTTAAGCCATTGGGCGAATTATCCGTTGAACTAATAAAAGGAATTGAAGAAAAATCGTTCGTTGAAATCAATGCCGTTGTTCTTTCAAAATGTGTTGATACATATTCAATCGGAATCCGAAGGAATAGCACAAAGCCAACAATCGAAGGGAATGAAAATATTCTTGCCGTTGTAAAGGGTGAAATGAACATCGGCGATAATATTCTTTTAAAAGCTTGCAATATAAAAATTGCGAAAAGCGATAATCTTGAAACCTATGGTGTTGAAGTTAATTCGGAAGATATTCAAGAATATGAATTGTCGAAATCGGAAAAGATTGATGATGTTGTTTCGGTTATAAAGAAAGCCAATAAAATGGGAATGGTTGAAGAAGGCTTGAAAGTTGAATTAAGCAAGGCGAATATTTTGCACACGGGAAACAAGCCGAAGAAGGAAACAAGCGGTTCGGTTGGCTTGGAAATCACCGAACTTTTCAAAAGTGATTCTTTATTGAAAGAAGGTATCATAAAAGGCGTTGTATATGCCCCCGAAGAAGTTGACCTTCAAGGCGATATTGCAAGCGAAGTTGAAATTGAAAAAGCTTGTCACGGGTTTATGATGAATTATCTTTGTTTGAATATTGAGCATAAAGTTTCAATTGATGATTCACAGGCAAGCGTTGTTGAAAACTATATCGCCCCGTGTGATTTTATTGAAGGAAGGCAAAAAATAAAAAAAGGTTCTTGGGTTGTTGCCGTTCAATTGTTCGATGAAGATTTGAAACGGGCATATCAAAGCGGTGAATTAACTGGATTCAGTTTTGAGGGAGATGCAAAAATATGAGAAGGATATCTGATATTAGAGTTCACACAATCGCCCTTTGCAAAAAAGGGGTAAACAATAAAACCGTTTTCTTGATGAAGGCGGAAAAATCGGGGGGTTCAAAAATGGATAGAGAAACCGCAATCAAATTATTAAATGCTGAAAACATCAACGAAGAACAAAAAACAATTATAAAAAACGGGCTTAGTGATGAAGTCAAGAAAGAAGTTGAAATATATCTTGAAGCGCAAAAGGATATGAAAGAAAAAGCGGATGCCGAAAAGAAGAAGGATGATGAAAAGAAGAAGGATGATGAAAAGAAAAAGGATGATGAAAAGAAAAAGGATGATGAAAAGAAAAAGGATGATAAAAAAACAGCCGATGAAGATGGTGACAATGATGATGAAAACAACGGCAATGATGATAAAAAAGATGGTGACAACAACAATGATAACAAGGATGATTCTTCGGATGATGATAAAAAGAAAGATGGCAACAATGATGATGATGAAGATGAAATCGATGATGCTCAATTCAAAGAAATGTTGAATAACAAATTGAAGGAAGAAGGGCTTGATGAAAAAGCCATTGAAGAACAAGAAATTGAATTCGCCGATTAAAGATTATCGGAAAACCAAACAAAAAAGGAACTTAAAATGAAAAAGAAAGAAGCACAAAAAATTATTGATGCAAGTATTGCATCAATGAAAAAATCAATTGTAACAAGAAAGGCGGGTTTTCATTCAAATGATTCCGTTCTTCTTGCAAAGTCAACCGATGAAAAAACCGTTGAACTTCAAAAAGCATCGGATGATTTGTATTTAATGTCAAAAATTTGTAGAAAACCAGTAAAAGAATTAAAGCTATACAAATCTTTTATTGGTAAATTTGGCGGAAGAAGCGAACTTGCGAAGGCTATGAATTTATCAACAATGGCGGATTTTGTTCCAACTTCTCTATCAAATGATATTGTTCAGCTAATTGAAATTGAAAGAAAGGTTGCAAACCTTTTTAATGCAATTACAATGCCAACTTCACCTTTCCAGATTCCCGCCAACCGTGGAAGGCAAACCGCATATCTTATCGGTGAAGGTGCGGATGCAACAAAATCCGATATCACCGATGGAAAAATCACATTCACCGCTTCAAAGATTGCAACCGCTTCCGATGTGACATATGAACTTGATGAAGATGCGATTCAAGCAACACTTCCATTGATTAAATCCGAAATTGCAATGGCGCAAGCCGTTGGGGAAGAAGCTTCTTTGGTTCGTGGTTGTTCTGATAATTCAATTGAAAGCGATAACACAACCGCAAGCGATGTTCGGCGGGCGGTTGCTTCGGGTTTAATCAAATCCGCAATTGTTGCTTCAAGCACACGGGATATGTCAACATTCACCGCCGAAAACCTTCTTGCGATGCGTGGGGATATGGGCAAATATGGCGTTCGCCCTTCCGAACTTGCGTGGATTGCTTCGGTTAAAACCCTCAACAAGCTTATGCTTGTAAAAGATGCAAGTGGAAATCTTCTTTTCGCAACCGCCGATAAATACGGTGCGCCCACAAATACAACGGGTTCGGTTGGAAAAGTTTTTGGAAGCGATGTGATTGCATCCGAACAAATGCGTGAAGATTTAACCGCAACGGGAACATATGACGGTGTAACAACTACATATACTGGATTGCTTCTTGTCAACAAAAGATGTTTCCTTCGTGGAATCAAAAGGGGATTATTGATTGAAACCGATAGAAACGTTCTGAATCAGACACACACCATTGTTGCAACACAAAGACAGGATTTTCAGAAACTTTACGGAACTGATAAAGTAATTTCATATGGCGTTAAAATAAGCTAATTGAAACCGTTCTTTAAAATAATATCGGGGCGGGTAATTGCCCGCCCCTTTATTTAAAAGGAAAACAAAATGATAATCAAAAACAATGGTTCAATGACATATCGGGGGATGGATGGGGAAAAAAATATAACCATTGAACCCGATTCCGAAGTTGAAGTTTCCGCCGAAAAAGGCTTCGTATTAATGGAAGATTATGGCGAAGGAACATTTGTTGAAGTGAGAAGCGAGAAGAAAGAAGAACCCATTGAAGAAGTGATTGAAGAACCAATTGAAGAACCCGTTGAAGAAGAATCTAATAAGGAAAAAACTTCAAAGAAGAAAACCAAAAAAGGAAAATAAAAAATGGGTGCTTTTGATTCAATAACAAATCAGAATGTCAAATCTTATTTTGGATATACATTAACCGATAAGGATTCACGATTGACAATTGTGCGCCCATTGATTGCAAGCCAAATCGAAAATTATTGCAATAATGATTTCCAACATACCGAACGGGCGGATGAAGAACCTATTGTTCCCGAAGGAAGAAAAATTTTCTTTACTAAATATAGACCAATTTCTGAAATATCTGAACTGAAAGTTAATGATGTTGTATTAACTAAAGGAACTGATTTTTATTTTAATAAAAACACGGGGGGCGTGGAACGCCTTCCATCAACACTTATTGGTTCGGATTATTCGCCATACTGGACAACGGAACGGGGGGCGATTGTCTTGACTTATATTGGCGGGGAAGCATTGCCGAATGATGTTATAATGGTATTTTATGAACTTGTTGGGTTGAATGTTGGAATGAAAACAAAAGGATTTATAACCGAAGAAGGTGTTGAAGGTGTTATAACTTTGAAATCATTGCCGTTGCAATTGCAAGCGGTTCTTGACAAGCATAAAAAAATAAATGTGTTTGCAAATGGATATAATTCCGCCCCGATAGGTGATTAAAATGTTCAAGGTCACAATTGAAGATAAAGCATTGAAGAAAGCGGTTGAAGGGTTTTCAACTAAGTTTCCCG